TGTATTGCATAATGATAGATGGGTAAAGAGAGTTCAAGTCAAAGGAACATACCCAATCGTGCATTCCGACTTGTGGCTCTTTTACATAACCGCCAGGATATGCACCCTTAAACGATTCTGAATTCATAGGGATAGCTACGTTCTTACTACTAAGATCTCTATAGATTATAGAATCCCATATAGCTACAGTGCCAAGTACCTGTTCATAGTTCACACCACCTTTGTATGCCATTGTTAGACACAAGGTAATCAGACCAAGTTTATCTTCCATACGATCAATGAGTTCAACATCTTTGATGTTATAATCAATAAACTTTTGATAGTCATTGTCATGTAATTCATTAAGGTCACGAAGTTCACCGAAGTCAAGCTTCTTCTCGCCGAGTACAACATTGGCAATGTGATCTAATCGATATGATTCTTGTGGACCATACGAATAACCGAACTTCTTGAAGATAGCCATATAGTCTAGAATAGCAATACCTTTCAATTCATATTTGATTACTGTTTGTCCGAAGGCAGACTTGGTCTCCCGTGTGTCCACCAGACCCCAAGGGGATAAACGTTTCATGGTAGCTTCACTATTAACTTTAGCTATCCTGTTGACAAGATATGGAATATCAAAGAACTCTACGTTCCATCCAGTAATAACATCAGGAGATGTTGCTTCCATATGAGATACAAACTTATATAATAAATCTTTCTCATCCTGGCATTTCACATAGCGAACCGCATGAGTTTGCATCAATGATTTACTAACATCGTAGTCACCACAACCGAAGGTATGGTAGGTATCATCAATGTTATTCTTAGTAGTGATTGCTGTAATTTCTTGGTCAGCAAGTTCGGGTTCAGGGAAACCATCACCGGACTTACACTCTATGTCTAAGGATGTAACGTTAATTAGATTACGATCCCAAGCTATCTCTCCAGGGAATTCCTCATTGAGATACTGTGCGACATAGTTTGTATTGCCATAGATTTTATAGGCGGGCATATCCTTATAAGACTTAATGAAGTTTGTGGCTTCACTCATATTTCCAAAGGTTATGGGTTCAACAGCGGTACCATCAAGAGCATGCCATTTGGCTAGATGCTGTATTGGTGCTGTTACATGTAGTACAGGTTTAAACGGAACGGAAGATTTTACTTTTCTCCCGTTCTCGTAACCTATATATTTGATGGACTTTCCATAACGGAAAGCACTAGTATAGAAATTTTGATTTGTTTGATTCATGTGTATATTATAACACGAATCTTAGCAAAAGTACATACCTTTATACTAATATTTTTCTATTGTTTTCATTTAATTGAATGACATTTGTGCCTTGCACCATATCTGTATATTGCTTAGCTAAGTCTTTAGTTGGCTCGAGATTGAACATAATATATTCTTTCTTAATTACCATATCATCAATTTCACAATAAGACATATAAGGCATGAAACCAATTTTACCCGCGTCAGGGATTAAAAGAACTGGGTCTGTCACTGTTATGCTCATAGGCATATCGTGTATTACGTTTACAAGTATTTCTTCACCCGAAGTTAATCGGACTAATTTAATGTTTTTCATTATCTATGTTCCTTTGGTTGTTGGTTTTTATTTCTGTAATCTGCAACTGCTGATTTGATTGCGTCTTCTGCTAGTACACTACAGTGTATTTTTACAGGAGGTAATGCTAATGCATCAGCAATTTGTGAATTTTTAATTTCGTCAACATCTTCTACATTCATTCCCTTTACCCATTCGGTTAAGAGAGAAGAAGAAGCGATTGCACTTCCGCAACCATATGTTTTGAATTTGGCATCTGTAACAATGTTATCTTCGATTTTGATTTGAAGTCGCATTACGTCTCCGCATGCAGGAGCACCTACCATACCAGTACCTACATTGGGGTCTTTTGCATCCATTACGCCCACGTTGCGTGGGTTATTGTAGTGATCTAAAACTTGGTCTGAGTATGCCATGTGCTCCGTCTCCTTATTAGTTAAACTTAATAAACATTATTTGAGCAGCAAAGATTGCGCTGCACTTAATGCACCTAAATTAATTGTTTGAGGTTTATCTTCTTCTGGAATATTGTTCTCCAAAATAATGACAAGTAGACCATCAACAATATCAGCACCAATCACTTTGATTGTATCTGCTAAAGTAAATGCTCTCTCAAACCCTCTTGCCGAGATTCCACGATGTGTGTATTCTCTCTTATCTGTTCCGGCCTTTTTATTACCTGTAACAGTTAGAACACCTCCTTCAAGGGTTAGGTTGATATCATGTTTAGAAAATCCTGCAACAGCGATTTCAATTAAAAAATGACCATCATCTTTCTTAATAACATTATAAGGCGGATAGCCTGAACCTCTAGCAACATCCGGATTAATTTCAGTTAGTGTATTAAAAAGTTGATCGAATCCAAGGAATGTATCCCTGGGAAAGTTAAATGCTAAGTTTGACATAATTGTCCTCCTATTAAATAGCAAGGTTAAAAGTGTAGCATCATGCTACGGTTAGTGTAGGTCCTTTCGGCATCCTACAAATTTATTTATACAGGTTTTACTTTATACCTATATTATATTTTGGACATAATTCCCACTCAGTTTTATCTTTGTGGGATATGATTTTAATTTGGTTTAATGATGCTGTCTCACCAATAGCAGATACCGTGGTTAATAACCCCCAGTCATCCATTAGTTTGACAATTGTATTTCTACGTTCTAAATCGTTTTTAGTTAGATTCGATGGCTTACCATCTAATAAGAATAGCTCTTTAAAATGAGTTATGAAGTACCGACCTTGCTTATGTAATATATGGCAGGATTGAAATAATTTATTATCTTTTTTAGAAGCCACACCTATTCTTGTAAGTGTTTCACGTATCTTTAAAAAATCATCTGGCTCTGCCAGTATAACCTCTAACATCATATCTGGTTTCCATGCCACCAGTTCATCGTTGAATTCCGCCATGCTGTATCCTATTCCTTATAATATTCAAGTTTTTACTACTTAAAAGTGGAAGGACATCTCTTGCTTTCTCATTACTATAACCATAAAAATCTTTAATTATTTTAATGTCGTCAGATTCTGTTGACTTATTCCACTTTGAAAACCTATTACGTTTTCTAACTATATTTATAAGGAATTGGTATTGGAGATCACCATCAAGATGATGGTACTTATTCATTTCGTTTGCGTATATCACAGTATCAGGAAAGTAAGAAAGACCACGGTTTACCATAAAGGCATTGTAGTCTTTCTCATTCTCCAGTATATCTTTCTTACTGTTTGATATTGATTTAATTAATTCAAATGGATTCATAATATTATTATATCACAGTTTTGTTAAAAGTACACCTATGCTGCAGGATAATTAGTTTTAACATATATAAGATTTTCCAAGCGGAACGACCTCCACTGCTTAACTTCAATATCAAATACTTTCATAACATCTGAATGTACTTCAGGCTGTGGGTCAATGTCACCCTTTGGCATCATAGCATCAGGGATTAGTTCGGGGTGAAGAGTACATCGCATTACACGTTCGGTACCATCAACCTTTTCAAACTTGACTTCAACCTCACCGTCAAATAAGAACTCTCTTAAGTCTTGTCTAAGGTTGGGACCTTTGATATTCATTTCAGCTACCCAACTTGCATCATTCATTGTTTGCATCGTTTTCCACTCCTTCTGATAAGAATTCATTAATTAAAACCAGCATTCTGCTAGCTCTATCTAATTGCCATACGATATTAATCATAGACAATGCTATAATGATTGTCGCATAATTTGCTAAATCGGCCATTGCATTACTCCTATTTAAATTTAATTTGTGACATGATCTCTGTCATGCATGCCACAATGTTTAGTTCATGATCAGCCACGAAGCTATCCTTGTAAGAATAGTCTGCTAGTATAAGAACCAATTGAGGTATACTCGAAGGTTCGACATATGTCAGCATGTTATCATAAACCATTCTAAACAACTTTGCAGATTCAACGTCAATGTTATTGGTTACCCATTTACGCATGTCTTTAAAGTTTTTAGTTTTGAGGTCGTTCATCAAGCCCTTCACACTTGTCTCATCAAGAGTAACAAGTATTCCGGTATCGATATGACCACTCATACCATAACGTTGACATTCATTTAGAACACGTCGCCAGTCTGGTATATATTTCATAATGAGTTCTGCAATAACTGCATTGTCATATATGATGCTTTCAGAATCAAGAATCCATTGGAGACGTTTCATGAAAGCTCCGGCAAGCAAACTATTCTCTGCGCCGAAATTGAATTCGAATATAGAACATCTCGAATGGAGAGGGTTTATAATACGATTCTTAAAATTGCAAGTGAGTATAAATCTACAGTTAGAAGAGAACTCTTCTATGAACCCACGCAATGCAGGTTGTGTAGATTGGGGATTAAGATAGTCTGCTTCATCAAGAATGACTACCTTCTGTCCGCCTTGTAAACTTACTGTACTTGCAAACTGTTTAATCTTACCCCGAAGGGTATCAATGTTACCGTCTTCAGAACCATTAATTAGAATGTAATCTAAGTCTAACTGATTACACAGAGCTCTAGCAACAGTAGTCTTACCTGTGCCAGCCGAGCCTGTGAACATCATATTAGGAAGTTCTCCCTGATCAACAAGACTTTGGAAAGTCTTCTTTAATCCAGTTGGAAGAATACATTCTTCAATGGTTTGTGGACGGTACTTTTCTACGAATAAAAATTCTTTCAAATTGTCCTCACATAATATAATTAAGCATGGTACTATTATACCATGCTTTTGCTAAAAGTACATACTTACTCAGAAATTGTTTCTTCAGTAGCTTGGTCAGTAGCTGGTTCTTGAGCTGCTTTCGCTGCGTCAAGGAATGCCGCTAAACGATTACGTACCGCTCCAACATCCGCCATTTCAGGTCCTTCGAATGCTCCACGCTTTGTTACAATATCAATAATTGAAACACATGCGGTAATATCATTTAGGCTAAGTCCAGCGTCAGCTGGTGGTGCTACTTCTTCAGTAAGAGTAGGCTCTTGTTTTGCTTCGGTCATTTTAATCCTTATAGGTGGTGGTTTTATCAAGGGCTACCCAGTAATCTGTGTTGCCCGCTTTTATTAATGCAACCTGCTTTTTATCAATACCGAAATCATATTCGGCAGCAGGCTTGAACTTGAAGTTGTTTATATCAAACACGAATTCAAATTCAGCATTAGTATTTATACTACAATTCGCAATGTTCATCTTGAATTGATTAGATGTTGGATTTTGTTTATCCAAGATCACACACTCAATGAATCCTTCAGAGTCATTCTTACGGATACTCAGGTTACTGGTTTTAAGTGTAGCTGAAGCTTTCCGTAGACGATTCAATTCATCATTGGTTAGTGTGAATTTTAGATCATTACAATCTAAGTTAATATCATTAGTTGGTACTGTTAGAATATCAATCTCAGAGAAGTAATACTTAAACGAAGTAATACCATCACTAATGTTAACAAACTTTTTATCAGTATCAAAGTCTAAAGTAGGGTCATCGAACATATTAAGACAAGCTAGGAATTCACCTAAGTCATATATGCCGAATTCGTATGGCCATGGTGTGGGTGGTTCCACATGAGCTTTAGCCATAAGGGTTTTCGAAACGGACATCGTACGAATCATTTCGCCGGTTTCTCCGATTGCAATATTGCTATTGATTGATTGGAAGTTGTTTAACACTTCTTTAATTTCATTACTAAGTTTCATTTGACTCCTTGTTGTTATGTCATGATTTCTTTTTTAAACATACTACTATTATACCACGTAATGGTTAAATGTACATACCTTGCTGCTAAAATAATTTTACTTCATAACCTATAGTTGCTCCCCAATTATCTATTTCATATGATGGACTTATGAACCATCCATTCTGAATTAGTCTTATTAAAGGAAGAACTTTGTATCTGGAGTATCCACTCACTAATCCTAGTTCTACAATTCCCAGCTTCTTACCATAGTAATAACTGGTATTAGATTCGCTATTTTGATATGCACCAACAATGGTAGATACAAACATGCTATGTTCAACTTCACAACGGATGTGCGGATGCACACTGTTATAGTCGCTAGCCAATCCAACATGGATTGACGTAGCTAGTAATAATGATAAACAACTCATGCAGCAACCGCATCTGTGATACGTGCGACTAACTGCTTGTTGCCCTTCTTAGTTTTGTTAAACTTTTTAAATTCACGTTTAAGGTCACCAATGGTATCAACTTTCTTAGGAGCAAATTCATCAGAATCAAAACGAGAAGCTTTGTTAATTTTAATTATGAAATAGTCATCATAACCTTTTTCGTTTTTAAAGTGAGAGAAACCTTCTTTTCTCCAAGCTTTTAGGACAGCTGGAAAATCTTTGTTCTCGTCAATTCCGTGATAACCGCCACCAAACGTTGAAGCTTCACTTGCAAGATGGAAACCCATAACAGTTGCACCAGTTACCTCTTTAAGACGAATCAACATTCCTTCATATACTAATCTAGAATTTGAACCTTGAATCATTTTACCTTCAAACTTAATAGACATATTGTTTCTGTTAGTTCGAACATTAGCAAGTGGGTCATCAGTAATATAAAGACCGTCTGGAGCACCATCAGTCAACATCATAATGTTTGTATTTTGGATTGCATGCTTGCGAGTAAATGCTTTAGTTAATTTAGAAACTGCATAAAGAGTTTGAACTAAAGGAGTTGAACCCATTTGGTCAATTGAATGTATGTCAGAAGGATAAATGCGATAAGTACGATGTCCATGATGATGTGCTTTACCAATAGCAAATATAGTATAAGCTGCTTCATCAAAGGTTTTTTTATTCATCTTAGAAGATAGTAGCTCAACGATTTTTGTATTATCACATTCCAATTCACTTGGAGCTTGTGACCATCCTTTACTCATACCTTCGTTCGAATGTCTATACATTGAAGTTGAAGTGAATGAGTAAGCTTCAAAAGGTATACCCACTTGACGACAAAACATAGCAATTGTAATAGCTTGAGCAACAACATCAGAAACAATATCTGCCATAGAACCAGAAAGGTCTAAGAACATCATAATTCCATGTGATTTTGCTTGAGCCAATTGAGTAGTAGTCAAGAAAATATCTTCAGAAGTTTTATACGCATGCATTTTTAAAGGGTCTAACTTTCCAGACTTTGCAGTTGTAGCACGTTGATATTCAAATGCAGCTTTCTTACGTTCAAAGTCTTTAGCAATAAGATTTGCTTGTGACTTGTAAGTTTTTTTAGTTGCATTAAAATCTTCTCTACATTCTGCAGAAGTGTATGGACAATACTCAAGTAAATGTGGTGAATTTATTTTAGTAGCAATATATTCTTCACGCATTGCTTGAGCTTCTTTGTAAGGATAAACCATTGCTTTAACATTTAAATCAGAAACACCTGATGAAAATTTTGCTTGACTTACTTCTTTTGAATAAGGGTTTGGAACTTGTTGAAGTAACTCTTCTTCTTTTTCACGAAAAGTATCTTCAGTCCAAGTTTCATGAGATGAATCAGAAGAATCAGTTTCCTCTTGTTTTTCACCATCTCCAGAAGAAACAGAATCATCTTTTGGTGATTCATCTTCTTGTGGTTCATCATTAGAAGGAGTTGCGTCTGGAGTAGGTGCTTCACCTTCTTCAGAATCTGCTTCACGAGAACCATTAGAAGGTGAATTCATTGGAATGTTTAATTCTTCTTCATCTTCTTTTTCTTCTTTCTGTTGTTCAATGAAGTCATAAAGCTTTTGACAAACGACAACAACGTCATCCCATGTCTGAACTTTCATAGCTTCTTTAATCAATGGACTTTCGTCATCAGAGAATGCAACTGGAACATATCCACGACCTTTTGAACTTACATTCAATCTGTCCATAAGTCCAGCTTCATTAATATCACGGTCGTCAGTGCCAAATAGATTATCATCAAACAAAACTTTATATCCAGCTTTAAAACGACGAACGATTCCAGGATATGATTCCTGGATTTTACGTTCGATACGAATATCTTCAACGATATTCAAATAAGCTTTAGGGATATGAGCAATTTTATTTTCAGCATCATGCCATCCATCAGATGGAGTAAACAATGCATGACCAACTTCATGTCCAACAAGAAGGTCATACACATCTTTTCCTTTGTCTGCCCATAGAGGCAAACGTAACACACGATTAATCACATCAAAACTTGCTGTTTGATAGTTTCCGTGTTGAACTGTTAAGTTTTCTTTTGCTAATAACTTAGCTAAGTATTCTTGAGCAGATAAATTCATATTAAACCTCTTCTTCAGTCTCTTCAGGAGAATTGATAGTTGCATCAACTTTCTCATAAAGATCTATAAAAGCAGCTTTAGTATCATCGTCAAAACGATTCACACAAAGTGCAATTGCTTTTTCACGTTTTCCAAAGATTGAATAAGTCTGAACAATATGACATAGACGACGAGTTGAAATAACCTCATCAATACCTTCGTCATAAAATGTTTTACGAATTGCGTCTGCCCAACCAACAAGCAACTTAGCAAATTCTTCATCCATAGTTTCAAACTTTTGCATATGTTTAATAACAATCTTTTCTTCAGTAACAGTTCCAGGAAATGTTTGCTCAAGAGTAATTGTGAAACGCTCTAAAAAAGCATCATCAATAACTGATGCACCAGAATAACGTCCATCTTCTGAACCTTTACCCTTAGTGTTAGCAGTAGCAATTATGTTGAAACCTTCTTTAGGTTCAACAACTTCTCCTGTTTTCTTAATAAGAACTGGCTTACCTTCAAGAACTCCTTGAAGACACATGATTTTGTTTGTTCCACGGTCAATTTCGTCAATCATTAAGACAGCACCAGCTTCCATAGCTTTGATAACTGGACCTTTCTGAAACACAGTCTCACCTTTAATCAAACGAAAACCACCAATTAAGTCATCTTCATCAGTTTCAGGAGAAATCTGAACACGAACATATTCACGATTAAGTTTTGCACATGCTTGTTCAATCTGAAACGTTTTTCCGTTTCCAGACAAACCAGAAACAAACGTTGGGTAAAACATTTTTGACTTAAGAACTTTTACAATTTCAGTAAAGTTTCCCCAAGGTACAAAAGTAGGGTCATAATTAGGAACAAAAACTTCATCATTTGAAACTGACGAAACTCCTTTAATCATTTCAGCTGATGGTGTCTTCTTAGGGACAGCAGATTTTGGCATCATTGATTCCAAGTTGTATACACCATGACTTACCCTTGGGCAATTGTGTGTGTAAAGTATTGATTGATAGCTAGACTCTGGACTTTTGCCCACAGCTTTAGCTGCCTCTTTGATAACCTTCGCACTAAAATTAGTGGTTCCTGGTTTATCTTTCATTAATTGTTCTATCACTGTATTCATAATGTATTCCTTTTTTAATTGATATGTATATATTATATCATGTTTCGACGTCGAAGTGTGACAACTTATAGGGCCAGAGGAGACGAGTCGGTGTGCCAGATTTGGCGGTTAGAAAGGTTTCTTTTCATACTGTTATTATACCACAAATTGATAGTGATGTACACAGTTTTGAGAAAATAAATGTATATTTTTATATCGTTTTGGAATAAGCTTATATAAAACGGTATAAAAATATGCAACAGCTATATTTCTTTAAATTTTCGATATGATTTCGAAAACTGCTTCATAGGTTTACTAAAGATGATTTCTTCAGTAGTACCTTCTTTGATGTAACCTACACACCACTGACGATTGTCAAGCATGTAAGTATGGTTAGGCACTTTGTGTCCTAACATAGTGGTATCCCACTTAGTGACTTCTTGTAAATATTGCATAGTCATTCATCATCTCCATAATCACCACCACGATATTCGGCAAAATCAATATACTCATAATCAGAATCATCTTCTTTTGTGCAATCCATTTCTTCTATAATAGTGCTAGATGATATACCTTGTTTAATTCTATCTTTCGGACGAGTATCTTCTCCAAGAGGTATTTTTTCCTTTAAGACTATTTTCAACGTTTGACCATCATCTTGATATAACAACTCAACACTCACATCATACTTAACCATAAGTCTGCCAAGTGTTTGGTCAATTACTTCAAATCGATTAATAGTCTTATCGCGAATGCGACGGTCTGCTTTTATAGTCATAATATAATGTCCTTTATTTATCTACCCAAAAGCCCCAATGAAGGGGCTATAAGTTTAACATTAAATGTTATGCAGCAAAACGACGTTGTGCACTTTCATCTGTAGTTTTAAACTGCTTTCCAGTTTTACCACACTTATAAATCCAAGGCATTTTATGTGCACGAGAATTAAACTCAACAATAGTGTCACCCATTTTATTTGGTGATACAAGGTTAGATTGCTTAATTAACATTTCAGTCATATGGTCAGCTGCAGTTTTAACACCTTTAATTACTGCTTTGATTTTGATACTAACTTCAGCATCACCAAAGCTCATGTTACCAACATGAATTTCAAGGTTTGATTTAACTCCATACTTATTCATAACATCTTGCATTTCAATACGCAAAGCTTTAAGGTTAGTACGGTCGAATTTATTTTTAAATTTCATCATAATATATTTCTCTCTCAAGTTTAAAACCAACAACATTGCTGATTCGTTTTTCATTCTACATAGTTATTATATCACATTTCTGAAGGGTTGTACACTATTATTTACCCTTTTTTTAGACCAATTGGTTATAACCTCATAGCCTTTTTTATCTTAATATACATATATTATATCGTGTTTTGAGGCTCTTGTGTAACTATTTTTGAAAATAAATGTTTTATCCTATG